GCGCCCTCCGTCGAGGATAGCTCGGCTACGCCGTACATCGGAGCGTCCTCCCCCGAGGCGTTGTAGGCCCAGGCCACGCCCGTCGGCAAGGCGACTCCCGCTTCGCCGACCTGCCAGCCGAACCGGCCCGCCTTGTGGGCCTCGGCGGCGTCCACGAACGAGTTGTAGGCGCCCGCCGGGATGCGCAGCGGGTCGCCGGCGCTGACCTTCTTCACAGCCGCCTCCTCTGCTTCGCCCTGCGCAACGCGCTGCGCAGAGCAGGGCTCACGTGGTCCCTATGCCGAGCACGCTGAAGGCGCCCCAGCGATACACCCGTTCAATGTGGACGCCCACAGCTACCGGGATGATCTTCTTGCCCTCCGCGTTCTCCTCCTCGTACTCCACCCACATGTACTCCCAGCCCTTCTTGGCGATGCCCGTGATGTCGCCCACCTCGAGGTCCGTCCGATTCGGCGACGCGGCGAAGCGGTAGGTGATCTCCCAGTCCTCCTGGCTGCGCCGCTGACCCGTCGCGCCCAGGAAGAGGACCTCACCGGCCTTGAAGCACCTGAAATCCGCCACGTTGACCGTGCCAGTGACATTGGCCAGGAGCATCTTGTAGAGGCTGGTCACGTAGACGTGAGGGATGTAATGCGTCTCCTGGAACTGCCAGCGCGAGACGAAGATGTCCACCCCGCGAACTGTGGTTCCCTGGACGTTGATCGCGCCCTTGTAGTCGGTGGCATTCTCGCCCTCTGGGTCCTCAGGAGTTTTGCGCGCATAGCTCTTGATGTGCTCGCGGGCGTGGGAGATGTGTTCGGTGCCGCCGGTGGTGTCGAAAGAGAACCGGCTCTCGTTCATCTCCGGCTGGTCCCGCCACCGGCCGTAGGTGAGCGTGCCGCGCCAGACGGACTTGGAGGGGTGATTCACGTCGACAAACTGCGGCTTGACGCGCGGCGTCAGGGCCACCAGGCCGCGGAACACCTCCGGGGCGAACTCCAGCATGGCGTCCACGGCCTCGTAGTCATCGGCGGTGCCCTTGATGACGTAGCGCAGCACGACGTCCTTCTCGTCGCCGAGCTGGACGTCGCGGCTGTCCTGCGCCTCTTCGACTGTAATAGCCATGTCGTCTTACCCCGCCGCAAACACGGCCTTCTTGCGGGCGATCTCTTCGGTATTGGCCGCCGTTTCTTCGGTGGCTGCCGCTATGCGGTCCTGGACATTGCCCGCGGCCATGCCCCACGCGGCCCAGGCCGAGAACGTGCCGGCGGTACTCGCCGCCATCATCCGGCTACCTTCTCTCCCGGCTTTTTCGGCGGCCTCCTCGACGTTCTCGGGCATGCCCGTCCCCTTGCCGGCGATGCGTGCCTTCTCCAGGGCTTTCTCGTACTCCTTCCGCGCCTTCTCGGCCGCCTCCTTGTCCGCCTCGATCTGCTTCTTTCGCGCGCCCTCGATGGCGGCCAATTTGTCCCGGTACTCTTTCTGTTGGTCGCCCGCCTCCTTCTTGTACCTGTCCTCTGCGGCGTTGATGGCGGCATTCTTCTCGTCAGCGATGTTTTGCAGATTTTGCTTGTGGACCTCATCGAGGCGACGCTGGAGGTCCTCGGCCTTGATGTTGGGGTCGAGAGCGGCGATGGCCTTGCCCATCATGGACGCCAGCCCGTGCTGCAGCTTTTCCCAGCCGGTCTTCACCAAGCCCTTTGCCTTCGCCCACAACTCCGTGAGTAGACGCACAAACCGCGCCCATGCCGACGCGAGCGCGTTTGTCAGAATCGCCCAGGCGTCCTGGAGGTCATAGACAAAGTCATGCCAGATGCCCTTGAGCCAGCCGACTCCCTTGCTCCAGAGGAGCTTGAGGCCCGTCCACAGGACGTTGGCCGCGGCCTTGATGTCACCCGCCATGAGCGCGTTCTTGATGGCGCCGAAGGCCTCCTTCGCCGCGTCCACGAGCGGCTCGAACCTCTCAGCCAATGCGTTCAGCGCCCGCTTGCCAATGTCCGTGTACTTGAGGATCGCCGCCCCGAGCCCGGCCACGGCAGCGACCACCAGACCGATCGGCGACAGAATGACGCTGAGGGCCGTGGCCACCACGCCGAAGGCTGTCCCCAGCAGGGAAATCGTCACGCCGAGCGCCACGATCGCCGCGCCGGTGGCGATGAGACCCGCCGCCACCAGGGCCAGGCTCTTGACGAGGCCCCTGTTGCGGTCGATCCAATCGACGATTGCCTTGCCGGACTGGCGGAACCACTCCGTGACGTCCTCCAGCAGCGGCGCGAGGCCCGCGCCGATCGAGAACGCCGTCCGCTTGATGATCCGCCATAGATCGCCCATCCGGTCGGTGAACAGTTCCGCCGCTTCCGCGTCCTCCGTGCTGATGGTCAGACCGAGCGCGCGGGCCTCCTCGCGCAACGCCTCGAGGTTGCTGAGCATCGGTAGCAGCTCCGTGCCACTCCGGCCGAAAATCTGCTGGGCGATCCCCGCGCGCCGGCTGGCATCCTCCACGTCCCGCAACCGCCCGGCAATCAGCATGAACTGTTGCTCAGGCGTGAGCCCGGCCAGGTCCTCCATGGCCAAACCGAGATCGCCAAATGCGTCCTGGGAGGTGGAAAGGCCGCGCTCCAAGTCATAGATGGTGCGTTGCATTCGGCGCACGCCCTTTTCGACGCCATCCATGCTGCTGCCGCTGCGCTCAGCGGCGAACTGCAGCTCCGAAAGGGCCTCAACGCTCAGCCCGGTCCGCTTGCTGAGTTTGCCGAGGCGGTCTCCCATCACCGAGAAGGCCTTGGCCGTCGCTCCCAAGGCCGCGCCGATCCCGACGCCCACGAACATCATGCGCTTGCCCATCGCGCTGATCTGCTGCCCGAATCGTTGCAGCTTGTAGCGCGCCGCGCGCAACCCCCGCACGAGCGCCGAATCGTCGGCGAAAAGCTCAACGAAGGCCCGTCCCGCCCGAATGGCTCCCGTTCTCGCCACTGATCATTCCCTTACAGCATCGTCCAGACAAGAACTGGCCCGGCCACCATCGCCGTCAGCCCCACCACCTGGCCCACCAGCTTGAGCGCCTCGCTGGAGGGAGCGTTCGTGTTGAGGGCCCAGAGCAGAAGCCCGGCCACGGCCACGATGGCAGAGCCCACCACCTTCGCCAACACTCCGGCGGTCTGCTCGCCGTAGCGCTCCAGCAGGGCCGCCATCTGCTCGTCCAGGCCGTATCGCACCGTGGAGACCCGGCCGGTGACCTGGCCGCCTCCGGTCTCCACCCCGCTCTCGCGCACCGACTCCTCCATCTCGGTGATGGTGGGTTGGTGGACATCCCCCTCGACCTGTTCCGCGCGAGGCCGGGGCGCCACGTTCGCCTCTTGCGCCTGGGGCGGTCGCCTGCGCATACCACTGCATCCAGACCCCAACAGGAGCGATGCCAATGCCAGGCAGAGGCAAAGTCCTCTCATTTCGAGGCTCCACGGACAAAGACTTTGAGCAGATGGATGTTGTCTCGCGTGATCGGAATGCCGTGTTTCCACTTTTGCGCGAACGGGTTGAAGTCCGACGACTTAAACGGGCTCGGTTTCTTCTTCTGATCTCTGTTGGCGTTGGCGAGCATGGCCAGCACTTCACTCGTCTGAGCCCACTCCGCTCGGAGGCGTGACTTGGCCATCCACAGCAGCTCCCGGAGCGTGTACGGGTCAGGGTCTACTCCGGCGATTGCTGCGAGCTCGTGTCCCAGTCGCCAAAGATTTGCTCCACTTCGCTCTCGGGATCGAACCTCTCCACCCGCCTCTCGCTTGCCTTGACACTCAGCTGAATCATCGTCAGTTGTTTCCGGACCGCCTTCGCCAGATCCAGGCGGCCCGCATCGCGGAAAAAAGCTTCGAGTGCCTCATAGAATGCGTCGTGTGCCGCGAGGATCGCCTCGCCCCCCATTGCCGCCGCCCATTGCTCGTCGTCCACTCCTTGTTGCTCCGCCTGTGGCCTGATTAGCGCGAAAATCACATCGCAGAGCAACATCACGTCAGTGCCGAGCCTGGTCAGCAACGGGGGTTCGCCCTGCTGGGGTTCGGCGAGGTTGATGCCGAGTAGCTCCCTGACGCGGCGGATGGTCCCGTAGGTGATGCTCACCGTCCAAGTTCGGCCCATGTTGTCGACGAACGCCGGCATGACCGCCTCCTCTCAGCCATCCGTCACGAGAACCATCAGCCCATCACCACCGTCCACTCGGACTCCTCGGCGGCGGTGCCGGACAGGTCGATCTCGCAGGCCGCCGCCCCGATGTCCGGCGCATTCTCATTGCCGAATAGGAGCACGTCGCCGCCTGCCTGCATCTCGATGCTGCCCGAGGAGCCGAACAGCTCATAGGCGTTCGCGGCGCCGGGGACAATGGTGAGGGCATTGTCGCCGTTGTTCTTGACCTTCAGGGCCTGCACCTTGAGGCCGGTGCCGTCCACGCTGGCACCGTTGGTGCCGGTCAGGGAGGTCAGGTCGACCGTGGCCGCGCCGGCGGTCAGGGCCTGCACGAAGCAAGCGCACTTGCTGACCGCCGGACTGCTGGAGCCGGTCAGGGACAGGGCGGTGTTGAACTGATTGTGCGTAACGGTGCGGCCCGAGGCCACGGCCGAGTCGGGGTTGGTCTCGAGGACCTCCTGGATTGTCACGTTCGCCGCATAACTCAGGCTGACGCTCATCGGCTTCCCCTCCTGTTAAGATCACTTGCCTTATCAGTTGCCTTATCAGTTGCTATGACACTCGCTGCATCACTTGCAGCGTCCGGTCAGCTCACCTCATACCACTCGGTGTGGCTGGATGGCTTGACCGTCACGCTGACCGTTACGCCCTCCTCCAATGGCTCGGACCGGCTGAAGTTGGTGACGGTGAAGTTGCTCGCCAATCCCTCCGAACCGCTCTCGCCGATGTCGGCATCCATCGCCGCCAGGGCGATCTCCTCGTTGTTGAGCCACGCGTTCTTGATCGCGTCAAAGGCAGCGTCGCCCGTCTCCCAGACCATCTCGAATTCCAGACTGCCATCCTTCAGTGTGGACAGCGTTGCGCGCCAGCCGTTGTTGGCCCGCGTAGTAACGTCCGCCTCGCCAGTCTCGAGGTTGAGGGTCAGATCGCGGACGTTACCGATCACATTCCAGGAGAGGTCTGCCGGCTGGCCCCCCGCCTCGCCCGTCAGCAGCGAGGCGGAATAGTAGAACTTGCACTGAAAACCCACCTTTTTGCTCATCGCCTTTTCTCCTTCACTTCACGGAGTCGCGCCAGAAATCGTCGACCTTCTCGAAGCCGGCCTCCTGCGCGGGGCCCATGTAGGGGCGAGCCTCGTAGCGGGCCATCGTGCCCCGCGCCACGCCGAGCCTCCTTGCGTTGCGGTCGCTCATGCGCACAACACCGCCCCCTTCGAGCAGCTCAGGCACCGTCATCGAGCCGTATGTCTGTGCGTCGCGTAGGCGGGCCGGGCCCACCACCACAGACCGGGCCGCTGGATCGAAGCCGTAGTAGATGAACTGCTTCAGACGACCAATTTGGCTGTGTGGCGGTTGCCCGGGCGCGCTCGGACCGGGGCGCGTCTTGATGCTGTGACGGGCCACCTTCCGCACGTACTGCCCGGACCGTAGCAGGGCACGATAAGTGGCGTCGTCCACCGCCTTGATCACCCTGGGGTGGTCGAAGCGGAGCGCCCGCACGTTGAAGCCGATCTTCATGGCCGGCATCGCCATCAGCCGCCTTCTTCCCTCTGCACGATCGGACCTTCGATGTGCAACCGGGGCGCTTCGCCCACCTGCAACGTCACGACCACCTTGGAGATCCATTCGCCCGGATCTTCGCCGTCGACGAGGATCTCGGTGTCCTCCGTCAGGAATCCATGCCCCTTGATCTCCAGGTTGCTGATCTGCAGGTCCACGGCCTTCGCTATGCAGTCGAGCGACATTCGCCCGGGGCGCTTGAACGTCGACCGCTTCCAGCCGTTGCAGCCGCGATCCGTCGCATCGTAGCCTTTGTCCAACTCCACCCGGCCCATCATTACGTCGGGCTCTTTGCCCATCGCGGCGCCTCCTCGTCTACCGCCAGAGCCGGAACCCCAGCGTCAGGATGCTGGTGAAGAGCCGCTTCTCCCGGAAGTGCTCCTGGGCGTAGATCGGCCCGTTCTCGACGCCCGTGCAGACCGCCTCCGGGTCGGTCTCCAGGATGACGTCTCGGAAGTAGTCGCCGATCTCCTCGACCAGGCCCATCAGGGGATCCAGCTCCGCGTGGGCCCCCTGCTCGAACTTCTGCTGCACGCCGATGTCGACTCGGTAGTCGTAGCGGTAACTGGACCGATCCTCCCGGGCTATCGTCAGGCCCTTCGGCACCACGGTGACGTGCAGGTCGGCCATCTCCGGCAGGTCGAAGCTGGGCTTGTATGCGCGCTTCGCCGTGAAGGACATGCTCCAGACCTTGCCGTTGAGCTCGTCCCTGACCGCGTCCGCTATGTCCAGGATCATTGCCATCTCAGGGCCCTCCCAGCAGGCGCCGGAGGCCGTAGAACGCGCCGCCGGCCACCGCGGGGCTGCCCAACCCTATCCCGATTGCGAACGCCTTGATCTTCCAGGGCAGCTTCGCGGCCGGGCACTCGGCCTGGTGCAGGCGGATCCTCTGCTCCATGTTTTCCTCGAGGCGGCCGGCGATCTCTTCGGCCACCTCGCGGGCGATTTCCCGGACCAGGGCCTTGTCTCCCGTTGTCAGCGTGTTGCTCACGGCTCGGTCCCCACGTACTTGACGTGCAGTCTCAGGTGCCGGCCGTCGGCC